CTTAGTTTTAAGAAACTAAGAAAAGTTGGGATAGTTTTGATATCTCGGAAATACCAAAAAATGCACATAAGAATAGTACATCCCATAATTTAAGTTTAATAGCAAAAGGTACTGTGAGTAATCCCCCAATAACTTTCATCATTAAACCATACTTAAAATCTCCCCACAACATAGTTTGATAACCTATCATAAGGAGAAAGTTCCCAAGATATCTCAGGATACTTGTTTTAGACATAAGGGGTTTGCTCCCGACCAGGGCTAGTTTTAAGTCATACCGAGACTATTTAACCATTCAATCATCTTTCACATAACAAGGAACCCTATCTGGATCTAACCATTTAGCGTATTCAATGTCTTCCATAGCAAGAGAACATTGCATTACATTGTCAAAGAGATAAATATCGTTCCAACGTTTTGTGTAATAGTTTTGCTTTTGCAACCTATAATCTGGTTTTCCATTTATCTCAAGGATGCCCGCTTCAACAAAACGGTATCCTTCACGTTCTAAAAGAACTTTTGTTTTCATGCAACCTCTGCAGTTTCCAGATCAGCAAGAACATATTCCATAAGCATTTCATAATCATCCAGAGGATCACCAGAGAACACTACACCTTCGTTTTCATAATAACGGCGAACCTTTTTGAAAAGTTTCGGATTCTTTACATCAAGGTAAAATTCACCATTAGCAGCACCACGGAGGGTTTGAACGTCTTTTTTGAACTTAGCAGTGAGAGTCATTGTTTTGATTGTTGACCTTAGTATTATAGAGAAATGAGGTTTGAAAGTCAAGTAGGACGCTTTGGTAAGTGTCCTTGCTTTGGACGCTGACCTGATGGGTACGCTTTCTGCAGCGGGAGGCGTCAGTCTTTTATATCGTAGCAAGCACCTTGCTGGAGTCCAAATAATTAATGCTCGTCAGGGGAATCTAACCCCTCTTCGGCGCTTTATGAGAACGCTGCATTCGACAGATTGCTAGACGAGCGTTTGTAAGAATTGATTCCAAGAATTTCCATTATGGAGATCTTGATGACAATTATGGCACAAAAGATCACACTTGTCTACTTCTTCTTTTAGAGTTTCATACTTTGTGTTTCCAAATCTTCTAGCATCAAGATTCAATTCTTTTTGTGAGGGATCTCTATGATGAAAGCACAACATTGCTGGTCTGTTTTCGCCACACTGTTGACATTTTCCACCTTTATTTTGAATTGCTTCCCATTTTCTTTCATAAGAAACTCTTTTTTGTCTTTCGTAAGTATTTCTTTGTACTTGTTTTGGTTTATAGTTTGGGTCGTTTTTATAACGCCATTGATGTCTACAAGAATTACTACACCATTTTTTTAATCTTCCTTTTGTTTCTCTTTCGTTGAGAATATTTGAACCACAATTATGGCAGGTAGATATTAAAGTAAACATATTGGTGTTATGAATATATGCATAACTATTTATAAAAATAGTATATGCAATACGAGTGGGTGGATTCGAACCACCTCAAAGCCGCTAATCTGGCGGAAAGAGTTTATAAGACTCCTCTGACTACCAAGTCTCACTCGCATTAATCAGGTCTATTGTAGAGGACCTGGAACTCTTCGTCAAGAACCTTCTTCGTGATCGGTGTGTATTCGTATCACATCGTCGTCCACTCTGGCGTCTTGAAATACTTGTACCACTTCGTTGTATGGTACAATGACTGCGTTTCCGTGCTCACTCGTTATGATAAACGATTCTCCGTTTTCAACTCTATTCATAAGATTGTCAAAGTCGTCCTGAAACTTTTCGATTGTAAATGTTTGAAGTTCGTTTAATTCTTGATTCATTTTCATAAAGTGAGTTTTATGAGTCGGGGTGACAGGATTCGAACCTGCGACCCTCTGCTCCCAAAGCAGATGCGCTACCAAACTGCGCTACACCCCGTTGTTTTCATCCTTCGTTGAATGTACAATCATTATACCCAAAGCGGGAGCGATTGTCAAGAGGCATCCGATTATAAACAAGGACACTTGATTCGTCAAAAGAAAATGCACTAAATGTGTCATCGTACTCTATCTATAACAGTAATGACGCCGTGTGCATAGAAGAAAAGCAAAATCGAACCGATTGTTGCTGAGATTATTGTAGCAGTTTTATTGTGCTTGTCAATCGCTTTTGCAACCGACTCATCAATCATTGACTGGACTTCTTCAGGTGTCATTTTTCATCTCCAAGAAACTTTGCAAGAGGATCTTTTCTGGTTTTAACTATTTCAACTGCTCTTTTATAAAACATATTATCCATATTACCAGAGACTTCAAAAGTCTCTTTGATCTTCACCCAGTTATTATAGGTGTGCTGATCCATATGTTTTAAATTGAATACTAATAGTTATATTAGTCCTTTCCATAAAAGAGTCAAGTTTGTGTTCATTACATAACACTTTTGAAGAAATTGTTAAATTTGTAACGGAAGTGGTAGGATTCGAACCCACGAACGCTTTCACGTTGCTTGTTTTCAAGACAAGTGCCTTCAACCACTCGGCCACACTTCCAAAATAAGTCCTCAGCGGACTTCAAAATCAAGTCGTCTAACTTTACGCTGACGACGTGCTTCCTGCCAAGCAATATCTTGGGAGGATAATGCATTTGTTTTTTGATTTTCTTTTAAAGAGTTTAACATAACAATGCGAGATAAGTCAAGTGCAGAAATCTTATCTCCACGAATTGTTGCCATATTCGGACAACCGCAGGTTACTGTTTTTGTTGGGTGTCCTATGAGTTCTTTATTACAGTCTTTGCATCTTATTGATAACATTGTTGTTCATCCTATTCACTGTAGGTGTGCTCTTAATTGCCAGATAAATTTACCATGAGATTCCATTAGGTCTTGAACCAGATTTGCAGTAGCGTATGACTTTTGCTCTTCTGCTTCTTCCGAAATTTCTCCCATCAATTCACAAAACTTTTCATTATTTTCAAGTAGTTCTTGAAGCATTTCTTTTGCTCCTGTCGAACTTACCGCTTCTTGAATTTGTGTTACTTCAAGCATTCTTGAGAGAGAACTTAAAGGTTTTACATTTAAGTATCTCATATGTTCGGAAAGTCTATCGATCTCCTCGAACATCGTTTCATACTGCCCACCAAAGAGTTGGTGGAGTTGGGTAAAGTCTTCTCCAACGACATTCCAATGAAATGCCCAAGTTTTATGGAATAAAACAAAAAGTGATGACTGAGCATCACTGAGTAATTTATACAGTTTTTCCATTATACTTTTTTTCAAGTATTTATGCAAGTATGCCCGATACAGGTTTCGCTCCTGTCAATGCCTGCTTGTAAGGCAGGTCCCGTCACTAGCTGGGTCATCGGGCAAAGGAAGTTACTGGACTTACACCAGTTACGAGGGCATTGTCTGCTTGTCTTGATTCTTTGACTTAACTTCCTTTGGCGTCTACCTAGTTAATCGCTAGGGACTACCAAGAGCGGGTAACCGGGTTCGAACCGGTGATTTCAACTTGGAAGGATGACGTGTTACCGCTACACCATACCCGCTTATGAGACAATCATAAACCATTTAGGTTTGATTGTCAAGTGTCGTTGAAAGGACTTGAACCTTCATGGATTAATCCACTGGAACCTAAACCCAGCGCGTATACCAATTCCGCCACAACGACTTGATGGAGTAAGCGTAATATACCTCATAAGGATATAACAGAGGCTTACCCTCTATCTTACCACGGCATTCTGGTTTATCTTTCCAGCGCAAGTGGTAACGTCTCAGGAGGGACTTGAACCCCCGACCAACTGCTTAGAAGGCAGTGGCTCTATCCATCTGAGCTACTGAGACAGAATCCTCCCTGTTTGTGCTTCTATGAGAGGCATGGGAGGGGCGAGACTTACACAAGGTTTGGACGCTTGTTGCTCATGAGACAATCATACCAGTGATGGATTTGATTGTCAATGGGAACAGATAGATTTGAACTATCGACCTCCGCGTTATCAGCACGTTGCTCTACCGCTGAGCTATGCTCCCATATGGGTCTGGTGGGATTTGAACCTACAACTTCCAGGTTAAAAGCCCGTTACTCTACCGTTGAGTTACAGACCCTGGCGGAGGATGTTGGATTTGAACCAACGGAAGGGTTAACCCCTTCGGCGGTTTAGCAAACCGCTGCCAATCCTCCAAGGTGGGCAGGGAGGGATTTGAACCCCCGTAGGCAGAGCCAGTGGATTTACAGTCCACCTCCATTAACCACTCGGACACCTGCCCTTGGAACCTTCTTATTGTATCAGTCCTTTGAGCACCCGTCAACCCATGGAGCACAGAGTCTCATTTCTCCTCCAAGTTTTTTACACTCTTCAGAGTAGCATAAAGCTTTATCTGGAGCCTTCTCTATGAACCATGGCAAAGGTACTCTAGGTGGATCTGAGTCCCCTGTCAAGGCCTCATATTCACGAATTGCTCTATCAACCTCAGACTCTATCTCTGCTTCAAGTTTTTTCTCATTGTTTTTTATGTCTGGAATGTTTTGCTTTAATCCAAAATGCTGTATAATGGAGTTATAAAATTTCCAAAGTTCCTTCTCCTCAATCTTTAACCATCCAGATAGAAAAATAACCACTGCTACAATAACAACAACAAGAATTGATCCCTTAATGCTTTTTGGATTTACATCTGGAAGAGCAGTAAATTTCCCACTCTTAATCTCAAAAAGTTTAAACATTATCCTTTTCGTACTCTGAGATTGCTTTAGTAACCACTCTATCTATGCGATAAGAAAGCAATTCTTCGTCCTGAATAATATAATCATTAATAATATCAACTGTTCCCATTTTTAATTGAATACTATCAACTAAATTAAAAACCTTTTTCTTTTCTACTCCGGGAATTAAAGAAATTAAGTCTAAAGAACCGTGCAATATTGCTCCAACTTGTACCCACTCCTTTAGAGATCTTTTTTCTTTTCCACGCTTAAACTCAAAGATATTAAACTTGGTTTTGCTCATTCCAGAAATCCTCCAGAGCATCGTCCAACAGTTGTTTTGTATCTATATTCTTTTTTGGTTCTCTTAGTTTTTTAGTATCAAAAGTTAGTGTTGGAGTTATGTCCCCATTCTCTTCTACCTTTATCTTTGCACCAAACGGAGTTCCTTTTGGTTGAAGTTCTACTTGATTATAGGAGTTAAGTTTAATTTCTCCAATATCAGTATCAACCTTTAAATATCCTGCTCTTGAAGCAAGATTTATAATATCCTTTTCGTCGTCTGGAAGATTTTCTATAGACATAAAAAGGGGGAGTAGTAACACTCCCCACTATTTATTATTCTATTGTGTCAAACTTCCGCCAGGATCAGTCGGTTGGCATAGTCATAGGCATACGAAGTGCGGGCACCATGATGCCCCCAACCAATCCAACTATACGCATAGTTCATGTAACGATCGATAGATTTACCAGGAACTTTCATCCTATTTTCGATCTGTTTCCATTGAACCTCAGTTGTGAGATAACGAAGTTGCGTGTGAAGATTTGATGGAGAACCACCAATCTTCTTAGCAAAATCACCCAATCCATAATAACGATCGGCAGATGTCCATTGAATCAGTCCATAACCACGACCGCAGTTATTCCAACTGGTTCTGCTACCACCTTCACAAATATTAGGCACAAATGTGGATTCCTGTCTAATATTGCCCATGATAGTAGCAAGGGCGTTTCTGTCTTTAATACCACGTTCCTGGAAATATGCCAGGGCAGCATTCTCATGTTCATTACACCCTTTACAAATTAGCCTTTTCTCTTTTGGCTTTTCGGGAGCAACCTCTTTGGTCGCTGTCTTTAATGTAGGCTCCTCTTTAATGATAGAAAACGGTGGAGGACCACTCACAGGTGGAGGAGGAAACACGCTAGGCAGTGTTGCCGCATTGGTTGTAACCGTTGCCAGGAGAGGCAGGGCTACAGTAAAGAAGTTTTGCATTTAAAATTAATTGAACTCTACATCCGTATAAGGAAAGCGCACTTCCCTCTTCTCAGAGGGCAGACCCCACGGCTCTAAATCGCGTTTCAAAGTCTCATAATAAAAAACCCTGCTCATAACAGGGATTTGTACATTATAAGTTAATATTTAGGATTTGTCAAGATGTTGGATTACCGAACATCAATTTCTTGATCATCAGTCCAGTCTTCATTTTCTAAACAAAGATAATCAAGTTCTTCCACTCCTTCTGGAATATTAATCCACTCATCAAACTCTGCAAGAAGTGCTTGAGCATTTTTGTGTCGGTCCGCTTCATGAAGAAGTTCAATTTTATTAATTGCCCATTCACAAATTTGCGCTACAGGTTCACTTTCAATCTGTGTTTCCATAATAGTCTTTTCGGAAGTATCGGTTGAGAACTTGTGAATTATACCATCCTGGAGTTCCGTCGTCAAGTGATTCTGTGAGAACATTGTTGACGAAGAGTTGTCTTGTCTCTTCGTAGTTTGTTTTGCCCTTTGTTTTATGTAATGATAGGATAGTTCGACTAAAATTTTGTCTACCCAGTCGTTCAACATCTTCTTTAAGTTCCGGACAAGACCCATAATAGTTTTTCCAATCAGATTCTGATTTTACTTTTCTTTTTTTACCTCTGGGAGTTCTAAACTGCCAAAGGTACTTTCTTCCGATATATTTTCTACCATTCAGTTTATTTTCTATTAAATAAACAAATCCATAATGGTCGCCAATATCATCACTAGTAAAAGGACTTCCATTATAGACCCAAGGATTTTCATAGTCAATATCTATACTCATCAATGATATCAAGGACTTCGTTAAGGTATTTATGAGCAAGTCCTTTCATATCCATATCGTGCCTAATATGGTCAATATGGAGTTTATTTTTTAATCCTAAGACACGAACCTTTAATTCGTCTTTAGTAAGTTGATTTTTGGACATAAAAAAAGGAGGTAGAACCTCCTCTATCTATGCAACATAGTCTTGTTTTTTACCTAACCATTTGGTTTCATAATCATAATCACCAAATAAGAAATCATCTTGTTTGGCTGCCTCTGTGTATGCGTTCAAAATTTCTTGTTCGCACCATTCATCATAATTTGAATCCTGAGAAAGTATTTTTGGAGTCATAATAAATCAAAAAAATAAATTAACCAAGAATACTTTGCCTCCACTCTTCACTCATATTCACCATAATTGCTTCTGCTGCTTCTGGAGTTTCGGCATAACCTTCATCAAGAAGGTGTGAGAGGATGATGTCGTAGAGGTCTATTTGTTCTCTTTGTGTTTTAGTCATTTTCCCACTCGGTCCAAAAAGTGGATTTCTATTTCTTCGTCTATCTTCTCTTCTTTTTTGTGCTGCAGATATTAATTCTTGATTTTTCTTTTCACTTTTTTTAAATTGACGATTAGTTTCCCAATGTGGATGTGATGAGTCTCTTTCTTCATAAACTTCCATATATGCTTCTTGAAGATTACGAAGTTCTTGTGCGTCCATTTTTACAAATACTTTTTAGTTATTTATAAGTTCCTTAATACTCCAACCATTTTTTCTTGGTCCAGTTCTATTATATTGAATAGCAGCACTCATAGTTGCGTATGAAATATTCTTTAACTTACAAAACTTTTTCAACTCACCAGAAACTTCAAACTCTTCTCCTTCAGGTGAAGTTAAAATAAAAGTTTTTGATGACGGAGATTTAAAACCTTCAGCAAATCTTTGTTTTGCTTTCTCACTAATCTTCTTTTTTCTATCTTCACTACAAGGAATACCATAACTTGGATTATTTTTTCCCGCTACTTTTTCACTTATTTTTCTTTTAGTTTCTTCGGTATGTTCCCTTACTCCACCATAATTTCCTCTTTCTTGTTTAGTTTTTAATCTTTTTTGTATTTGCTCTTCCCACTTATCTCCATATATTTCTTTGTATGTTCTTCCACTCAATTTTGGTGGTCTTGAACTCTCACATATATTTGTGAGTATTCCACCTTCATCAATATCTCTCTTTCCATATTTTTTAATCAGTTCTTCTTCATAATCATAAGCATCATTTTCATTCTCAAAATATTCAACTATTTTAATTTGTGGTTCATAACCTTCTTTTCTTATTTTTTTAATCTTATCAAACTTTTTAAAATTGTCTGATTTTGCCCTTGATTGCTCCGATAAATGGAAATAGACCCGATTACCTTTCCCCTTTCCAACATAGAAAGGAAGATTAACTCTCGGGTCTATTAATACATAAACATAATACATTTTAACAACCTGAACTCTAATACTATTTATATAATATTATATTTCAGGTTGTTGTATTAGTCAAAGTTTAAAATTAGCAAATGTGTTTGAACCAACATCTTGTTTGATTCCACCAACCAAATAACTCTCAACTTCCGTTTCTTGCGGACTTACTTGAAGACCTTTGGAAGAAATCCAGTGCTGTGTCCAAGGAAGTGGATTATTGTTTGCTGAAATATCATACTTTGGTTTAAGGCCGATTGCTTTCATACGACGATTCGCAATCCATTCAACATATTGCTGAAGTAGTTTATCATTCAGACCAATCATAGATCCATCTTTGAACAGATAGTCTGCCCATTTCTTTTCTTCGTTTACTGCGCGATCAAACATCTTATAAACCCATTCTTCCTCTTCCTTTGCAATTTGTTGCATTTCAGGATCATCACCTTCTCTCCATTTATTTAAAATGTTCTGAGTAAGTGCTAGGTGTTGGTTTTCGTCTCTTGCGATGAGACTAATGATTTTTGCGGATCCTTCCATAATCTTAAGTTCACCAAAGGCGAAACTGCAAGCAAAACTAACGTAGAAGCGAATACCTTCAAGAATATTAACGTTTGCGATTGCTCTGTAGAGTTTTCGTTTAACATCGTTGAGATTTTCCTTTGCGTAAGTGACTCCCTCAAGTCTGTGCTTCCAGGATTCAGAAGTACCATAATTCTGTGCTGATTGAATAAAGTCATCATAAGACTCTGTAACGCTCTCAGCACGTTCTAGAATGCGCTCATCGTGGATAATAGTATCAAAGACCTCAGAAGGGTCTGAATAGATGTTCTTGATGATATATGTGTATGAGCGACTATGAATCATCTCCATAAATTCCCATACAGTCATACATGCTTCCAGTTCAGGAAGAGAGCAGTATGGAAGAAAAGCCATACCAGGACCACGACCCTGGATAGAATCAAGCATAATCTGATACTTTAAATTAGACGTATAGATGTGCTTTTGTTCTGGACGAAGTGTTTGATAGTCTCCACGATCTTTTTGAAGGGAGACTTCTTCTGGTCTCCAAAAATAACCAAGTTGCTGAGTTGTAAGTTTATCAAAAACAGGGTACTTATATGAATCATATCTTTGAACACCTAAAGGTTGTCCGAAGAACATGGGTTGTTTTTTAGTATTCACTTTTTCTGTATTAAAAACAGTCATTCCTTTAATATTCCTCGGTTCTTCAGATGCCATAAAATTGTACTGCATACTTCCTCTTTTTTACTTTAAACTCAATTCCACATAAAGTATTTAAGTTTTTAAATTGTTATGAAACTTAGATCTTACATGACTCACAATCTTCCTCATCAGAAGTCATAATATCATTTAGGAGAGATTCAAGATTCTCTTTCGTTTCCTCAACTACCTCATCAGTTTTAATATCATAAGTATTTTGATAGTAAGAAGTTTTCCACCCGTACTTATAAGTATTCAAGAAATCTTGTGCCATTACGCTAACAGGTACTTCATTATCGTCATAATTTTCTGGATTATATGACCAGTTTCCAGAAATTGCTTGATCGAAGAACTTTTGCATAACAGCAACAACATTAATATAACCACGATTGCTAGGCATATCCCAAAGAAGCGTATAATTATTCTTAAGAGTTTGGTACTGAGGAACAATTTGCTTAAGAGGTCCTTTTTTGGACTTCTTAATGGACAGGAATCCACGAGGAGGTTCGATCCCATTGGTTGCATTTGACACAACGGAACTGCTCTCTGAAGGCATCTGTGCGGACAGTGTTGAGTGCCTGAGACCATGTTCCAGGATGGATACCCTAAGACTTTCCCAATCATGTTGAAGTGCAATGGATGAAATTTCGTCTACGTCAGATTTATAAGTATCGATGGGAAGAATACCATCAGCATACTTAGTACGACCAAAGTATTCACAGTATCCCTTTTCTTTAGCAAGTTGATTAGATGCCTTGATTAGATAATACTGGAAGGATTCTGAAAGTCCATGAACAGCATCCCATGCCTCCTGAGAATCATAATTGAATCCAAGTTTAGCAAGATAATGTGCAAGTCCAATGAAACCAATTCCAAGAGATCTACGACGTTTTGTAAAGTTTTCTGCTGCCTTTACTGGATAGTTTTGATAATCAATAATTTCTTCTAGAGCACGAACAGAAAGATTGCAAAGTTCCTCAAGTTCTTCATCTGATTTTACTTTACCCACATTAATTGCAGAAAGAATACAAGTTGCAATTTCTTGAGGACCATCATCATCAATGTGATGAATTGGTGTAGTCGGTTCAGTAATTTCCTGACAAAGGTTTGACATTGTAATCTGATCTTTATAAGAACTATGAGAATTACAATGGTCAATATTCATAATGTAGATACGACCCGTCTCAGCACGTTCTTTGAGGAGGTTAAGAATGAGTTCTTGCGCCTTAACAGTTTTCTTCGAAACGGACGAATTGTTTTCGTATTCCACATACAAATCGTCAAACTTGTCTGTTCCGAAAGCATCATAAAGTCCAGGTACATCATGTGGAGAGAAAAGTGTGATCTCACCATCCTGAATGAACCTTTCATAGAAGATTTTGCTGAGTTGAATTGAGTAGTCAAGTTTGCGAACACGATTGTCCTCCGTACCTTTATTATTCTTGAGGACAAGAATATCCTCTATTTCTTGGTGCCAAATGGGAAAATGGACTGTAGCTGATCCGCCACGGATTCCATTTTGTGTGCAGCAACGTACAGTTGATTCAAACTTTTTAAGGAAAGGAACAACACCTGTGTGTTGAACTTCTCCACCTCGAATCTTAGAATTGATTCCACGGATGCGACCTGCGTTGATACCAATTCCTGCTCTTTGAGCAACATACCTACCAATTGCCATATCAGAACTGAAGATGCTGTCAAGGGTGTCATCAACATCAACAAGAACGCAACTTGCAAATTGGCGAAGTGGGGTTCTAACACCCGCCATGATTGGTGTAGGAATGTTGATTTTGTGCTTTGAGATTGCGTCATAGTACCTGCGAACATACGACATTCTTGTTTCTTTTGGATACTCTGCAAAAACTGTCAGAGCAATCATCATATACATGAATTGTGGAGTTTCATACACTCCACCTCCACTACGGTCCTGAACCAAATACTTATCAACTACTTGGCGAAGTCCAGCATAAGTAAAGAGATAATCTCTATCATGATCTATGAAGAAATTTGCTCTATCAATCTCTTCCTTTGAGTACTTATTAAAAATATCATTATCATAAACTTCATGATTAACACATTGATAAATGTGTTGCTCAAGATGAGGTAGTTCTTTCATCTTCCCATAAAGTTGCTTACGAACTGCAAATAGAAGGAGACGAGCAGCAACAAACTGATAATTTGGATGATCAAGATCAATAAGATCACTTGCACTACGAATTAGAATTTCTTGAATTTCATTTGTAGAAATTCCATCATAAAATTGAATACCAGAGGTCATCTCAACTTGACTCGCAGAGACGCCTGCAAGACCCGCACATGCCTCTTCAACCATTACGTGCATCTTATCCAAGTCAAGAGACTCAATGCTACCATTCCTCTTAACAACTTTTGTTCCGTTACTCATATTTTCTTCCAGATAGTAAATTTAAGTTTTGCTTCTAAACCAAGGTAAGTATTTGATTCTATCACAGACTGAACATTAAGTCCAGATAAAACCATATCATTAATATCTTTTTCAGATATTGTCGAAGGCCAAATTACGACTCGTTCACCTTCACTAATTCGCTTTGCGATTCGATTAAGGATTTCTGCATTACGTGGTTCGTTATCATAAATCCACACACGCCTGCTAATACCCCACTTATCAACATCACCGTCTGCACCACAAAGAGCAATCGAGTTGCATATGAAAGTTGAATCAAAGGGACCTTCCGTGATGTAGACAGTTTCAGTTTTTTTGACTTCATCGAGACCATAAATTTTTGGTGCGTCATCATTAAGCATTACAGTAATGTATTTAACCTTTGAAGGACCAAGTGCTCTACCCTGAAACCCGACTAATGTATTTTGATAAAACAAGGGAATGATAATCCTTGGTTCATCTTTATCCGTACTGTCGAATGTTTGTTGAAGAGAGTTAGTCCACTCCTTAAATTTTTCGGTGTAATAATAGTTATCTGGATTTAATTTTCTACTTTCCAGATAACTTTTTGCGTTAGGATTTGACGATGCTTTTGGTAAATTTAATTTAGGTTTGAACTTAGGTGCTTCAAATTCAAATACAGGTTCTTCCACTGAGAAATTTTTTCCAGTGTGACCTTCTTTAAATTTTTCAAACGTATATTGCTTATGAATGTTGGGATCTACTTGTTTCAGAAAATTATTAAAAGATACATTGACCCCACAATTATGACACTTAAAGTTTGTATTATTTTTTACCTGATAAAGATATCCCCTTGCCTTATTTTTATTCTTTTGAGAATCTCCACAAATCGGACAACGAAAATTATAAAGATTATTTTTTACTTTTTTAAACTTTTGAAATCTAACAGAAATCAAATTGATGTATTTAACATCAACAAAATCCATGACAATACACTGAGGAGTCTACCTATTCTATCAGATTACTGAGTCTTGTCAATACACAAAACAGTTATAATCGCAGTCCATTTTACAACTGAATTTGTGATCTTTTGAAGAGAATAAACTGTGGTCTTATTTTTAGTTTTCATTGGCACCATTGCCAACACTCAATTATTTATTTCTTACTTGCTCT